CAGACGAGCCTCGACACCGACATCTCCGACTCGGATTGGACGAGCGAACTCGCCACCGGCAATCTCGATTCGTCGATGAAGTTCGGCCAACGCGAGCTGAAGCCGAGCCCCCTGGCCAAGCGCGTCAAGATCTCGAACAAACTGATTCAGCGCTCCGGCATCGGCATCGAATCGCTCGTGCAGCAGCGGCTCGGCTACAAGTTCGCCGTCACCGAGGAAAAAGCGTTCCTCACCGGCAATGGCGTGGGCAAGCCCCTCGGTCTCTTCGTCGCGTCGAACGACGGCATCCCGACCTCGCGCGACGTTTCGACCGGCGGCACGAGCCTCGCCTCGACCGCGGGCGAAGCCAGCCAAAAAGCCGCTGATGCGCTGATCACCGCGAAATACACCCTCAAGGGTCAGTATTGGGCGAAGGCCGAGTGGCTCTTCCACCGCGACATCCTCTCGGTTCTCGCGAAGCTCAAGGATGGCGAAGGCCAATACCTCTTCCGCGAAGGCCTGCGCGCCGGCGAGCCGGATCGTCTGCTCAACCTGCCGATCAACATGTCGGAGTTCGCCCCCAACACGAACACGACCGGCCTCTACGTCGGCCTCCTCGGCGACTTCAGCTACTACCACATCGTGGACGCGCTGAACCTCCAGGTGCAGCGCCTCACCGAGCTGTATGCCGAGACGAACCAGACCGGCTACATCGCCCGCGCCGAAGTCGACGGCATGCCCGTCCTCTCCGAGGCGTTCGTCCGCCTGAAGAACAACTGAGCGTCGCAACCGTAACCAAGAAAGGAATACGCCACCATGAAGTCCTTCAATGATCGCATCGCGGTTGCTCGGGCCATCAGCCCGGTCTCCGTTTCCGACAACACGGCGCAAGCCTCCGAGATCATCGACACCGCGGGTTTTCACGGCCTCGAGTTCGTGATCGCCACCGGCTCGATCGCCGACGCCGACGCCACGTTTGCCGTCACCCTCACCGAGGGCGACGCGTCGAACCTGAGCGACGGCGCCGCCGTCGCGAGCACGAACATCGACGGCACGCTCGCTGCCGCCGGCTTCCAGTTCGACGACGACAACGAGACCCGGAAGATCGGCATCAAGGAGCTCACGAAGCGGTATTACCGCCTCACGATCACGCCGTCGAACAACGCCTCCGCCGCGCTGCTCTCCGCCGTCGCGATCCTGCACTCGCCTCGCAAGGCCCCCACGAGCTAACCGCCGCCGGTTCCTGCCCTCGTGGCATCTCACCGGGAGCCGCACGCCTGCGGCTCCCGGTTTCCCCTCGCACCAAAATTCAACCGCTCCCGCCCATGAAGGTGAAACTCTCCACCATTTACGCCTCGCCCCTGATGACCGCCCAACCCGGCAGCGTCATCGACGTCTCCGACGAAGAGGGCCAAGGCCTCATCGCCGCCGGTGTCGGCACCGACGTCACCCCGAAACCCGCGCCCGCTCCGGTCGAAACCGCCGAAGCCCCGGCCGCGCCCGAGACGGCCGTCGCTCCCGCCCCCAAGCGCACCCGCCGCTAATCAGCTCTCAACCCTCAACTCTCATCTCTCAACTCGAGATGAACCTCCGCCTCACCACGCCCCCCGCGCTCGAACCGGTCACGCTGACCGAGGCGAAAGCATGGCTGCGCGTGGATGGGGAGGAAGAGGATGTGCTGATCCTCGGGCTGATCCAGGCCGCCCGCAGCTACGTGGAAGACTTCACGCGCCGCGCCCTCGTCTCGCAGACGTGGGCGCTCGCGCTCGATCGCTTCCCGTGCACGCGCGAGATCACGCTCCCGCGCCCCCCGCTCGTCTCCGTGTCGTCCGTCGAGTATATCGATAGCGATGGCGCCACGCAGACCTTGAGCGCCGACGATTACCACGTCGACGCCCGCAGCGAGCCCGGCCGCGTCGTCCTCCGCGCCACATCGAGCTGGCCCGCGGTCGACTGCCAGCCCAACGCCGTCGTCGTCACCTACGTCGCCGGCTACGGCACGCCGAGCCAGGTCCCGCAAGGCATCAAGACCGCGATCCGCTGGATGATCGGCCACTGGTTCCGCCACCGCGCGCACGTGAACATCGGCAACATCGTTAACCAAATTCCGGATACGACGGATTCGCTGCTCTGGCAGTTCCGCGTGCCCGTCATCGCCTGATGCCCATCGACGCCGGCAAGCTCGACCGCCGCATCACCCTGCAAGCGCGCACCACTACGCGAGGCAGCGCCGGCGGCGTGGAGATCAGCTACTCCGATGAGCGCACGGTGTGGGCCGAAGACGTCAACACCACCGGCGGCAAGCTCCGCGCCTCGGGGGCGCTTCGCCCAGAGACCACGCACGTCTTCCGCATCCGCTACATCTCCACGCTCACCGAACAATACCGGATCCGGTATAAAAGCCGCAGCTTTGACGTCATCCAGATCGACGAAGAAGAGCGCAACGAATCGCAGTTGATCCAGGCGCGTTACGTGGAGGGCCGCGAATGACGCTGCAAGACGCCATCTACGCCAAGCTCTCCGGGACGACGGCGATCACGAACCTCGTCGGCACGAAGATATATCCCATCACCGCCGCCGAAGGTGAGTCAGGCCCCTACATCATTTTCCAGACGATCGCCTCCACGCCCGCGCAGACCCATGCGGAGCCCGCGGGCGCGATCTTCCGCCTCGTGCAATTCGCGTGTTTCGCGTCGACCTACGAAGCGGCCAACGCGCTCCGCGCCGCGGTCGTCGCCGCCCTCGATGGCGTGACCCTCGACAACGGCGACAACGGCACGCTCGAGGATGACAGCCGCGAAGAGTTCGACGACGCCGCCCACCTCTTCCGCTGCGACGCCGACATCACCTTCTGACCTAACCTCAACCTCAGCCCACCACCCAAATGGCCAAGACCAAAGCAAAAGGAGTGACCGTCAAATACGGCACTGCCGCCTCACCCACCGACGTCCTCGCCCAGATGGCCGAGGTCAGCTTCGATCAGGGCGCGCGCTCGCCCATCGATGTAACCACGCACGACAGCACGACCACGAAAGAATATATCGATCCGGGTCTACGCGAGACCGCGTCGTGCGAGATCACGGTCGAATACGATCCGGCCAACGCCGGGCACGAAGCGTTCCGCGCCGCGCAATCCGCCGGCACGCTCTTCTACGTCACCCTCGTTCTGCCGGATGCGGGCGCCGCCCAGTTCGCGATGAGCGGCTACGTCACCGATTGCTCGCTCCCGACGATGACGCCGAGCGGTTCGCTCAAGTGCACCTACAGCTTCAAGGCTGCATCCGCCGACACGTTCACCGCCTGACCTCATGCCCGTCGTCTTCCAGTTCGATCAGCCGCGGGAGATCAAGTGGACGATGCGGGCGCAGGCGCGCAACGCCTCGCTCGATCGTCCGCAGGTCATCGCCGATCTCGCGAAACCGAAGAAGCGCCTCGCCGTCATGTGCGCGTTTCTCTGGTCCGCCATCGTCGACCGCGTGCATCCATTCACCGAACCCGACGACGTCGCCGAATACCTCCAAACCCAAGAGCAGCAACTTGCCGCCATCTCCGCGATCCGCGCGATGTGGGAAGAGGCATTCCCGACGCAAAAAAAAAGCGAGCCGCCCTCGATGAGTGGGCCTTCTTCGTCGTCGAACTCGGGCTCCGCTCCCACGGCCTCGACTACTGGCAACTGACCCCCAGCGAATCCCGCGCGCTCCTCAAAGCATGGAAGAAACGCGAACGCCGCCACTCCTCCCGCTTCGCCAACCTGATGGCGATGTGGGCGCCCGGCAGCACCGGCACGGACTTCCTTCCGCCTGAGGACGACGAAGACCTCCAAGCCAAAGAACGCGCCGCCGGCCAACACGCTCTCGCCGCCTACCTCCGCGCCACGCTCCCCCGCAATGGCTAACTACACGCAACGCCTCGTGCACACGACCGGCTTGGAAACCATCCACGCCGCGCTCGAAGGCCTTCCGCGCGAACTGCGCGAGCAGATCCTTGCGCATGCGGTCGACGCGGGCGCGCAACCGCTGATCAAGCACACGAAATACTACGCGCGGCGCAGCGTCCGCACCGGTGCGCTGTATCTCAGCATCGGCCGCAAGGTGAAGAAATACCCGAATGACAGCACGGCCGTCGCAATCGTCGGGCCGCAGCGTGGCTACTTCAAAAACCGCGCACGCCTCAGCAAGCTCGACCGCGCTTCGCTGCGCGGCGCGGAAAGCCCTTCGCACTACGCCCACCTCGTCGAGTTCGGCCATCATCAGGTCGTGGGCGGATCGTCCCGCGCCAAATACAACCTCGCTCCCGTGTCGCTCGGTCGCGTCTCGAAGCGAGGCAACGCGATCACCCGTATGAAACGCGTGAGCGTGAGCGAGGAAGGGAAGGGGAAGAAGGTCTCTTTTGTGCAGCCGCGGCCGTTCATGCGCCCCGGCTTCATGCGCAGCAAAGCCGAGGTCCGCGCTGCGCTCCTCAACGGCATCTCTACCGGCATCGAAAAAGCCCGCGCCAAACTTGTGAAGCAGGGCGCCCACGCTGCCTGACACCATGGCCTCCATCGGCAATCTCAACGCCAAGATCACCGCCGACGCGAAGCAGTTCGTGAGCGAGTTCGCGCGGGCCGACAACGCCGCCCGCCGGAGTGCGGCGAAGATCGATCGCGAAGTCGGCAACCTCACGCGCAACATCAAACGCAAGTTCTCCGCCTCCGATATCGGCAAGGACCTGATGCGCGGGCTTGGCATCGGGTCCGGCTTTCAGGCGGCACAGATGGCGGCGGATGCTGTGGTCGGAATCTTCGAAGCCCGCGCTCGCGCCGCCGAGGCGTTTGCCACGGCTGCGGAGCGCGCAGCCGATGCGCTCGACTCGCTCTTCAAATCCCGCCGCACGGACGAGCAGAATGTTGACGCGCTTGCGCGCGAGATCGCTCGCAAGCAAAGAGAGATCGATGCGCTACTGCAGTCGAATACGGAAAAGGTAGTCACCTTCGACGCCCGCGGCGGGCGCATTGAGATCGAGCGCGTAGTCGGGCCAAGCGATGAGAACAAGACGGCCGCCGAAAACCTGAAGGCGGAGATTTGGAAGCTCACGCAAGAGCTCGAACGCCTTCAGAAAACCGTCAACGAACGGGCCGCCAAAACGCTAGCCGACGATCTCGAAAAAGCCGCCGACCAGGCGCGCAAACTCGGCCCGGATCTCGCCGCGCTGAAAGAGATCACGCCCGACGACGAAGCCCGCGCCGCGGACGAGCTGCGCCGGTTCAACGAGGAGATCGAAAAGCTCGCACACAACTACGCCGAACTCGTCGATCCAACGCTCAAATACAAAGAGCAGTTGGAGGAGATCGAGTTTCTGATGCGTATGCTTCCCGAGCGTGCCGACGAGTGGGCCGCTGCGGGCGATAAGGTTCGCGCAGAATGGGCGAAAGCGGAGCAGAAGATGGAAGACCTTTCAAAGACGACCGAATCGGGATCTGACTCTTTTGAGAAGGTGCAGACTGCGGCCGAGGCAATGACCGATGCGACCGTCCTGATGCTCGACAACGTGGGGGACCGCGCCGCGCAAACCTTTGCCGACATGGTTCTCACCGGCAAAGCATCGTTCGGTGACCTCGTTGATATCGTCGCGCGCAGCGTAATCGAGATGGTCGCTCGCCTCGCGATCATCAACCCGATCCTCAACGGCATGATGGGCATGATGGGTTTCTCGAGTATGATCATGCCTGCGTTTTGGGGAGCGGGTGCTGCGGCGGCGGGGGCGGGTGCAGGAGCCGCGGCCAGCGCGGCACCTCCGCCGGGCGGGTTGTTTGCGGATGGCGGGCGTCCTCCGCTCGGTCGCGTGTCGATTGTAGGCGAACAAGGCCCCGAGCTCTTCATTCCCGACCAGGCCGGCACGATCATCCCACACGGCAAAAGCAAGGCGCTGCTCGGCGGCGGCGGCGACACCTACTACATCGATGCCCGCGGCGCCGACGCCGCGGCAGTCGCCCGCCTCGAAGCGCAGATCCGCGCTCTCAACGGCAGCATCGAGCGCCGCTCCGTCGCTGCCAATCACCAAGCCCGACGCCGTGGCATGGCCGGCGCATTCTGACCATGGCGATCTCTTACCCTCTCACGCTTCCCACGAGCCCCGGCAATCGCTCGATCCAGTGGATGCCGCGCTCCATCGTCTCGATGACGCAGTCCATCGAGACCGGCCAGCAACAGGTGCAGCCGCGCGTGGGTCAGTGGTGGGAACCCACCATCGAACTCCCGCCGATGCTCGATGCGGATGCGGGCGTCTGGTGCGCCACCTTCCTCGCGCTCAACGGCCGCGAGGGCACGTTCTACCTCGGCGACAGTGTGCGAAAAGCACCGCGAGGAAACATCTCCGGCACCGTCACCGTAGGCTCCGGCGCTGTCGCCAACACCACCACGCTCCCGCTTTCGGGCGGATCGGGTGCGTTCGCCGTGGGCGATTGGTTGCAGGTCGGCACCGGCAGCAGTTCGCGCCTGCACCGCGTCATCAAGGTCAACTCCGGCTCAGTCGATGTCTTCCCGCGCCTGCGCAGCGCTTACGCCAACGGCACCGCCATCACTTACAATAATCCCGTCGGCGTCTTCCGCCTGCAGGAAATGCCCGGCTGGGCCTACGACGAACGCAAGGTCGCACAAGGACTCACGTTCTCCGCACTGGAGGTGCTCACATGAGCCGCTCGCTTCCCACCGGCATGGCAGCAGCCGCCGCCGCGGCGACGGTCGCTCCGGTCTTCCTCACCGATCTCGACTGGCCCTCGGGTCACGTGCGCGCGTGGACCGGCTACGGTCAAATCTCCTACGACGGAAACACGTTCACCGGCACCGGCGATCAGGGAGCTATTTCCGAGATCAAGGAATCCGCCGACGGCGCCGCCAATGGCGTCACGCTCTCGCTGTCCGGCATCCCCTCCGGCAACATCGCCCTAGCTCTCGAAGACGACGCGCAGGGCCGCGCGGCCAAGATCTGGCTCGCGTTCCTCGACTTCTCCAACGGCACCTTCGCCTACGGCCCGCACCTCATCTTCGACGGCTTCATCGACACCGCCGCCATCGACGACAACGGCACGACGGCGACTGTCACCATCCAGATCGAGAAAGAACTAATTGACCGCCGTTCGACGGGCCGCCGCTACACGCACCAAGATCAACAGATCGACCATCCGGGCGACATGTTCTTCGACATGATGGCGATCAACGCCGAGCGCGCGATCAACTGGGGCGTCGCGGCGAGCTCGCCGGCGACGGCCACCGGCTCGCCGCCCACGCTCCACGGCAATCGGGGAGGACTTCTCTAGTCATGGCACGCTGCA